AGTTCGAAAGAGACTCAATGGAATGGGTGGCATCCTTCGGCTCAACGGATGAGGTGAAGAGAACAGCCAAGGAGAAAGTTCAGTGCGTCTTGCAGGAGATTCAACGCAGAGAAGGATTTGTAGGAATATCTTAACCAAAAAACCAAATGGAAGAAACCATACCAAGTTGGGTCATCAAGGCTATGACTCCACTCGACCACAAAAGAGACTGCATGGCGTTTTGTAGAGACTTCTACATAGCCATAAGACTGCTCCCAAACGATTTAAGGCTCGAAGCCTATGACGCGATTATGGACTACTCATTCCAAGAAAGAATGCCACAAGAAGGTTCAGTAGGCAGACTGGCAGTCGGAATGGTTGAAGGCAAAATCGATTTAGACAACTTCGAACATATTTCGAACAAGTTCGAACATAATTCGGACTATATATCTAATATAGATAATATATATAAAGATATTACTAATAAAGAAAAAAGAAAAATATATAAAAAGAAAAAAGAAAACGGACTCGATTCGGACAAGCAAGAGAAGTTTGATTTGTTTTGGAAAATCTACGATAGAAAAGAGGGTAAGAAGATGTGCGAACAGCTTTGGGAAAAATTATGTGAAGAAGATGTGGATATGATAATTAAAACCGTACCTTTGTATGTTCGTTGGAAGTCCGATGTGAAGTATAGGAAGATGCCAGCCACATACCTTCGGCAGAGATGTTGGGAGGATGACATACCAAATGAATTTACCGCGCAACCAAACCAAGTAACCACATACCAACCCCCAAAAGATGCAGTATATTGACCAAGTGCAAGGGCTTGTCCTCGGAATCCTAATGAACAAGGATATGAGGGGAGAAGCCGGGATAGTGAATATGCGCGATGAGCTGTTCACCGGAGAGTATGCTCAATGTTTTCGAGCGATTAAGACACTCTACCACGAGCAGAGACCGATAGACCCTATCTCTGTAAGCAAGAAGATGACGGAGATGGGGCTCACCCCTGACCTTCCGAGTTACGCTGTATGGCTCGGTGAATCACCCATGTCGGTGATGCATTGGAAAACCTACAAAACAGATTTGTTCGAAGCATACAAGATGAGAAGGCTTCAAGAAATTAAGAACGAGTTAGCCAAGAACTTCGATATCCAAAAGGCTTTCGATGACTTTACCGAACTCAATGGCGAGAAGGAAGTATCCGCATCAATGGATGCCTACTCAGCGGCTATCGAACTTACCCAAAAGCTGATTCGCATTAAGGATGGCAAGGAGAAGATTACACTGAGCCCTACCTACCTTAGGCCACTCGATAAGATTATTAGTGGATTCACAACCCCAGACCTTATCCTGCTTGGTGGCAGACCAGCACACGGCAAGACAACCCTCGGCCTTCAGTTAGCCTTCAATATGGCTTTCAATGGACACTCCATTGGCTTCGTTACCCTTGAAATGAGCAGACAGCAACTTGTATCAAGGCTCGTATCGAACATATCAAGCATCAACGGACAAAAGTTCAATAACGTGGATAAGGATATGAGCGTAGAAGAAGTCAATACCATTGGAAGGCATATCGACCGCATTAAGAAGCTCAAACTCTACATCTCCGATTTGCCACAAGCTACCACCCAATCCATAGAGGCAGAAGTGGTGCGCCTAAAACGCCAACACCAAATCGAAGGGATATTCGTGGACTACCTCCAACTCGTGAGCCCCATAAAGGAAGATGCTACCAGGCAAAACATTTGGGTATGTGTTATATCCTCTTTGAGCAGAGATAGCGAGAAAAGGATAGATAAACGCCCCTACACGAGTGATTTGAGGGAGAGCGGTCAGCTTGAGTATGATGCAGACAAAATTATCTTCGTTCATAGGCCTTCGGCTTACTTATCGGAGGATGACGCGGAGTTTCAGAAGCTCGATAATCTAATGGAGATAATCGTCCGAAAGAACAGAGCTGGCGAAACAGGAACGGCAATAGCCAACACTGATTTGCGGTACACAAGGATAACGGAATTTCAGTCAACCGATGTAAACCCATTCTAATGACAAGCAAGAAAGACATAGAAACAATGGTTTACATTACGGATGTTGTTACCAACTACATTGGGATTCCTAAGGAGTTTGTCTTTGAAAAGAGCAAAAAGAGAACCATAGTTACCCCAAGGACTCTTTGTATGGCTTTTTCAAGGGAGTACACAAGGGCTACCTTGAAGGATATTGCTAAATTCTACAACAAAAAAGACCATTCAACGGTTATCCACGCGGTAGATAATCATAGATATTTATTAGATTATGATAAAAAATATTCCGAAATTTGCGAAGAGTTAAAGGAATTATTTAATAAAACACTACAAAAGAAAACGAGAATGGCGGAAGCCTATACCTTGAAAAAAGGAGATAAGTTATTCGGAATATTCAATCAATACAAGAAAGCCGTTAAAATTGCAGAAGAAATTTTAGCAGAAGTCGTTGAAATAAATTCTATGAACAATTATGAAAGAGAAAGTAGTGGCTAAGTCTGCCTTTGAGCTTTTCTATGAATTTATAGTTTCTCAACCAGACGAGATTAAGAAGAATGATATCATCATGCAGCTCAGAAAGTGCCAAAAAATCTTTAAGAGTCAAATCATGAGGGCATATACCTCCGGATATGAGAACTATGTAATACCAAGAAGATGCTTTTGGACTGGCGAGAAGTATTTCATGGTCAAATACGGAGATATAGACCTAAGCGGAAAAGGAAAAGGAAATATGGCAGTAAGAAAGCTTATTTCCAAAATAGAACCAAAAAGATTCAATCCATACACTAAATCATATAAACAAAAAACAGATGAGTAAAAAACCGATTGTTTACGCCCAAGGTCTTTATGTCAATGAAAAGTACGTTAAGAACCTAAAAATTGTCGACTTGAACATTAAAGCCGATAAGTTTATCGAGTTTATTAAAGCCAACACGGATGTCAAAGGGTACGTCAAAATCAATTTATGGCCGAAGACCGAGCCGGACAAGTTCGGCAGCCACAACGCAATCCTTAACGATTGGAGACCGACCGGTTACGGAGAAAATAACCCAAGCGGAGGCTATCAAACTCCTCAATCAGACGACCTCCCGTTCTAAATTTGGGAACAAGAAAATCCTCGAAGCCGATGGTACGAGGTCGGACAGCAAACTTGAGTCTTATTTGAAGAGGAGGCTCGATATGCTTAACATCTCGTATCATCAGCAGGTGAGCCATGTACTTATGCCCTCATTCCGCTACAAGGGAGAGTTAATTAGGCAGATAGCCTACAAACTTGACTTTGTAGTGGATGGGCGGTACGCGGTGGAAACGAAGGGATTTTTTACTCCCGATGGGAAGATTAAGTGGAAGTTGTTTATTCACCAGTACGGAGATAGATTTGAGGGATGCCTTATCCTTCGAAACCAAAAGCAGTGTGATGAGTTTGTTTCTCGATATTTGCTCAAATAAAACTAACCGATATGCCTGAGTTCAGAGGGTGGCAGATAACCCGTTCAACTGCCAAAGGGAAGAAGTACACGGCTACCAAAGGGGATAAGACCGTTCACTTTGGAGCACAAGGGTACACGATAGCCCCAGGGACACCTAAGGGCGATAACTACTGCGCTCGTAGTGCAGGTATTAAGAGCGAAACACATTCCCCTAATTGGTTTGCTCGTGCCCTATGGTCTTGTCGTGGCGATAAGAGTGCGGATAAGAGGCCATTTTACGGAGAGATAAGTTTGCCATGAAACATCCATTTTTATCATTAAAGGCAGATATTCCTCAGTTTAAGGAGCGGAAAAGGATTTTGGTTTCTTTTAGTGGAGGAGAAACATCTGGTTTTATGGCTGCATGGATTATTGAAAACTACTCCAAAACACACGAAATACGATGCGTTTTTGCTAATACAGGGGAAGAAAATGAAGAAACTCTTGTGTTTGCAGACAAATGTGATAAAGAGTTTGGCTTGAACTTAAAATGGGTTGAGTATAAACACAGAAAGTTTGTTCTTAAAAACTTTAATAATGCTTCAAGGAATGGAGAGCCATTTGAAAGATTGATTCAAGACTTTGGTATTCCTACTTTTGGAAGTCCAAGTTGTTCAAGGGTACTAAAAGCAAATACCATCGCTAATTATACCAATTTTACTGGGTGGAAGCGTAACACATATTTTACTGCAATCGGCATAAGGGTTGATGAAATAGACAGAATGTCCTCTATCGCCAAAGGCAAGGGGATTGTTTATCCGCTTGTGAAATTGGAAGTAACAAAACCTATGGTCAATACATTTTGGAGAGATATGCCCTTTAGACTAAACCTAAAAAGCTATCAAGGGAATTGTAAGACTTGTTGGAAGAAAAGTTTTCGAACTCTTGCTTGGATTATGAAAGAGAATCCACAGCATTTTAACAACTTTGAGAGATGGGAAAATGAGTATTATGATAAAGCTCCGCTTGTAAGCAAGAGAGAGTTTTTAAAAAGAAACATTCACATGAAGTTTTTTAATAAAGGAATAGGAGTTGAGGGGATAAGAGAAATCGCTAAAAGCAAGGAGTTAGGAGAGCCCATAAATAATGCTATTGAATACG